ATTTGTATTTGTGTTTCCCAGTCACGATCGGTTTAGGACTCTTTCCCGGTGTGAGGATTGAGTCTACGTCTCGTGGTCGCGGCTATGGGCTGACCATGAAACCTCAACAGCGTGACCCTCAGAAAGTCACCGTCGAAGCCCCCACGATGGGTGAGGCCAAATCGATGTTGGGCGATGTAAACATCACCAATACAAACACAAATACAAATACAAATACTCTTCCTGAGGTGGAGGAGCCAAAAGAGATTGACCCCGGCAAAGCTTTTGCTGATCAGTACTTACAGAACTTCTCTAAGTACGATCAAGGCGAACAGGGTCTTTTCGGCGGTAAGGACGTTGATTTCTTACGCGGCAAAGGTGTGGCAGACGAAGACATCCGTCGTATCGCTGATGAGCGTTCTACCGTTCAACAACTTCCGGCTGCTGTTTACCAGCGTCTTGGAGGTGTGACTCCTGCTGAACAATCAACTTCTGGCGGAGGCAGTGGCAAAGTCGGCGCACAAGCTTACGCTCAGAACTACACCTCAGGTAAATCTGGCTTCGATGCTGGAGCGGCAGGCATCTTCGGTGGACAGGATGTGGACGCTATGCGCCAAAAAGGCTATAGCGATAATGAAATCCGAGCCACGGTCAACGCCGTTCGCAATACCGGCCAAAGCATTCCTGACGCAGTCTTCCGTCGTTTAGGTAATTTCTAAGGTTGATACCATAAGGAAGCCATAGAATATTCTCAATGGCTTCCTGACCATGCGCAGCTTGGTAATCAAACTCCTTAACGGACGCATCGGGGTGTGGCTTAAGCTGTACCCCGTTTTTGCTATTGACGCCGAAGATAAAGAGCGAATTCTTGAGATGATCCAGTTCCAACCGAATGACGTTTTTTAGATATAACTTACAACTAAATAGGAACAATAAAAAACTTACCTTAGCTGTCAAAGCAAACGATATCGCCCACGCTCAAGCGCAGTCATTAGACATCGCTAGGAGTTTAGAGGCAGATAAATTTGAGTTGACTTACGGAAAGACAAGATTAAGCAAGCTGAGTGAGCTTTTTGAGAAGCTTGCTTACAACGAATTTGATTATAAAAATTGTTACAGGTGGGAAGGATCAGAGACAAATGGTGTTCCATCTGTATACGCGCTTGGAAGGAGATACTATGTGCGCCCTTTGATACTGGGTTACCTAGATATTTGCAAAGACAAAACCGTTAAGAACACATGCTGTAACAAGAAGTGTGTTAATCCTTACCATTATCATTATCTTTCCGGCACAAATGCCAAATTAGGTGGCGGTGATTTGAAAATGGCCTTAGCATTCCGAAGCCAAGGCGCGAGCGTTCCGCAAATCGCCAAGGCACTCAACGTACACCGATCAACGATTTACAGGACTTTCAAGAATGAATGTCTTCTTACTGGGGGTGAGGATTGCTGATGAGGCACTCCTCGAAGACGGAAAGGTCAGTGTGATTGCAGACTCTCTGCCTTCATCGACCAAACGTGTAACCACGAGGGTTCAGCTAATTCAAAAAGCCGATCACTACGTCGGCAAACTTTTGAACAAGCTCAAAGAAAAAGAAGAGGTCCTTGCCATCGGGCCTTGCAAAGCGACTCCTGATGGTGTCATTCAGATGCAACCCATGCTGATCGTCAGCAAGGAAAACTTCTCAGACATCCTCGCCATCAACACCTTTATGGCTTGTGGTGGTCTCGGACCCAAATCAGAAGAGGCAGAAGTAGGTGAGTCCACTGTGACTAACCGTTCTATCGCTTGGCAAAATCCTGGCGAGAAAGAAACGAATTGGTTCAAGCTGACCGCTTGGAACCAACATTCAAAACAACTGGCTGAACTCGCACCAGGCACTCCCACGGTTGCCGTTGGACGGGTAAGCACCAGCACAAAAGAGGACAAGCAGTATCTGAACTACTCAGTGGATCAGATTCTGTACCTGCCCAAGGGAACAAAGTCCGCTCCCAAACAGGCAGCTGACCCTGAAAAGAACACAGTGTCAGCAGCGGCTATCGGTTCAATTAACTTCGATCTCTGATTCAATCATGGTATTTATCGCTGGACAATTCGAGGCTGATGAAATTCTTTGTCAAGTCCCACCTCACACCTTGCGCATTGATCTTCAGCAGCGCCGCTGGAAGTCAGATACGGATCCCGATTCCGCCATCACGGATGCTAACGACAACGGTATTCCCATCGAATTTATCCTCCTCGGGTTTACTCCCTTCTACGGCAACCTTGGAATGCGCTCCCATGAGGAGTTCATTCGGATTGCTTACATTGGCGTTTCTCCTAATCACCGTTTACTTCCTCCAAGGTGCGTTGCTACTAGTATTATTTCCGGTAAAGCTAGTCAGAAGAATTTTATCTCTTACTTCCAGACTCTTTACAACAACCGCATTAATGTTGCGGAAGTAGTGACCACGACGAAGTTTGTTGGGAAAAGCTTCACGCAGACTGACCCGACTACCGGCGCAGATACTGGAAAGATTAACTACAACGCCCTGGAGTTTGCCGACCGACCTCTCAGCGGAGACGAAGAAAAATCTCTTATCGAGGATATCGGTAAGTGGTTACCGTCAACTGGAACTGATCTGGTATCGGCTGCACTTCGTTCTCATATCTCCGGTTCGAATCTGGTTGAGCTTCCTCTTGGATCAGATCACACAGATATCAAAGCAGCTTTCGATCAAGCTAACCCTAAGCTTGAAGGAGATAAACCGGGTGGTCTCTCTAGTCTCCCTGCTGGTGCCGGTGAACCGAAAGGTAAAGCACCGGAGCCCAAGGAAGAAAAACCCAAAGAGCTGACGCAGGAAATGAAGGACGCCATCAAGGCTGCCGGTTTAGAATTGTAATTACGAAGGGATTTTCTAACCCCGTCTTTAGTTAGACGGGGTTTTTTATTGACTATCCTTCATCAGCTCAGCAATGCAAGGTAACTCGTATCCTTCTTCAGCCACGCGGTGAGCGAGGTTAATAAACAGTTTCGAACGGATTAGGTAGTTCGAATGTAGAAGATCTATGATCTCGACTAACTCGTCCACGTCGTCAATTTTCTTCGCTTTCTCCATGAACCGATGATGGTAGAACTCTTGCTCCATCGACATGTAGTGACGAAGCTTTTGAAGAACTGCATCTGAATCCATGAGCTTTTATCAGATCCCAAAGTATATATTCAATCCTATTGCCGATCGAAAAATTTGCTCTGGCAAAATTCTGTTACCTCTAGACCATGAGGGACAACTCCAAAAGCAACTTGATGAATTAGGTTTTAAAGAAACATATAAGGCAGACTGTGCTGATGATCATTTAGATCTGATGTGGTGGAAGAGCGTCCCTCAGTGCGACTGGGTGGTAGCTGTGACTCAGGGAGTTCCATCAACAATCGATTGGGTGCTTTATCCAGGTTATGAAGTAGCTCGTAAAGGAGTAATAATCCTAGATCGCATTACGTTCTTGGAGCCCACGAAACAACGAGCTAAGTTTCTCCAAGAAAAACCTTTATCGAATCTGATTGTTTTAAACCCTAGACCTGAATTCCGTGCGGATCAAAATAAATCAAAAGACTCAGTAACTTCTGCGTGGTTTGTGTTCAACAAAACTAAGAGTTCTTGTGATCAGACAGAAGTCGAATTCGATGTAAGCTGGCAGCGACCGAAAACTTTTCTTTAAAAGTGAAAGGGAGATTACAACTGTTGCTTTCGCAGTATATCGAAACGCAGCAAGAAACAAACAGAAAGCTGGATACCATTGCAGCTCTCTTGGTAAGCAACCAGCTCTTGCAGGAATGTGTTGACCACGCGGGTAAAACAAGAGAAGCAGATGTTATCGCTGAACTGGTAGCCGATTCTTTTTCAGCAGCTCGTTGTCTTCTAAGCGAACTGGATCAAAGAAACAAAGAGTTCGAATACCAGAAGAGTGAGTTTTTTGTAGACGAGCCCTTGAGTGACGCTGACAGCGACATTAGTTCCTTTTGATCAGGTAAAAAAAGTGGATACGCGTAAAACAATCAACGGTTTAAGGCATTACAAATGTCCTGGCGTACCTGATTACCTTCCTTCTGTAACTTCGATCTTAAGCGCGACTCAATCGGCAAAAACTCAGCAGAAGCTTGCCCATTGGAACATCATGAACCCTGGTGTAGCTGACGAAGCAGCCGCTAGAGGAACATGGATCCACGAGGCAACTGAAAATCATCTTCGAGGACTACGTGTTGTCCCGCCGGAAAAATATGCACCATACTGGACAGGTGTGCCAGAGTGCGTTGACGATTTACTAGAGGGCGGAAAAGTACTCTGGTCTGAAAGACCTTTTAATCAACCGAAATGGTCTAAATACGTAGGTGAGGATGGAGTAGGCAGAATTTTTTACTACAATCCTGATTCTGGTCACGGTTACGCAGGTTGTTGTGACCTTATCTATATGGATAACAACGCTGAAATTATTCTCGCTGACTTCAAAACAAGTGCAGGCCCCTACAGCGCAAGGTTCCCTAACAAAAAACAGAACTTAGACGAGAAGACAAGAAAAGCACTGGTGTCAGGTGTATTCAAAACTAAAAAGACAAGGCTTCAACTAGCCGCTTACAAACTTGCAGCTGAAGCATGCTTAGGAATTAAAATTAATAAAACTCAGATTATTGTTAGTACTGCCATCGAAGAATATCAAACTCAGGTCTTCACCTTTGGTGAGAGTGAAGTAGAGAAAGACGAAGCTACATGGCTTGGACTTGTAGATAAATTCTTTACAGAAGTCCGACCAGGGAAGAGCGCTTAAGTCGAAGCAATTCGCAAAGCTTCTTGAAAATATTTGCTGCAGGCTCGCATCTGCGGCAGAATGTTGTCACTACAGGTTCCCCCATGCAGTTCATCTGTTCTATTAACAACAAAGTAACAGGTGCTCTGGATGCGGTCAGTGGCAAGATCGAGAAGGGTGGCGACTTCACCGCATTCAACCAAAACTGGCAAAAAAAGGAATTATCTTCTCAAGAGATTGCTAATGAAGTAGCTCAAAAGAAAGGTTTATGCGCTTGGCATTTAACTGACGGCAAAAGAGTCAGTGGTGGGACAGGAATAATCCACGCGGGATTAATAATTATCGATGTCGACAATCAAGCAGACGGTAAAGATGAAAACGGAAACAAAATTCAGAAGCAAGAACTTACGTGGGAACAAGCTAAAGAACTTGATATATGTAAAAAGTATCTTTCATTAGCTTATGATTCACCTTCTGGTACAGAAGATTGGCCTCGATTTAGGTTGGTTTTTGGTTTAGAAAAACCAATCTTTGATGGTGAGTTTTACCAATGGCTTACTAGAGCTATCTCAAAAGATATTCCAGGTTCTGATATCAGGGCAACTCAAGTTCCTAACTTGTTCTACGGAGCTAAAAGCGACAAACATATTCTCTACGTAAGCGAAAAGTTTATTCCTGCTTCTCGCATAGAAGAGGCAGCCAAGGCATACGCAGCTGCACCGAAAACAGATAAAGGAGCACAGTTCAACGTAACAGAAGCTCTACAGAACATCACGTCAGACGATGACGGTGTTGATTTTGAAAAGCTCCTATCACGATCTGTAAAAAACATTCTCGAAGGTGAACCGGTAGATGACCGCTCTGCAGCTACCACAAGGGCGGTCAAAGAAATTTTGGGTTGGGTTAACTGGCTCAACGACGCAGGCGTTCCGATAAACCCTACTGCCGATCCCTTGACAGTAGCACACCGTGCGTTCTATGCTATATATGACTACCCTGCGGAGATTGATGGCAAGTTCACACGAATAGTCGAAAGCATCAGGGACGTTGAATCGATCCGTCCTTCTGTCGTCATGGCTTCAGAGCACGACGATCTTGCTGCTTGGAAAAGGCTTAAGTCAGCTTCTTCAGAGGTTTTTGAAACCTACGCCACTGAAGAAACTAAACAAGCTATTAAAGAAACCAAGCCAAAACCTCACAATTCAATTCTTACGTTCGACGATTTTACGTTGAACGAAGAACCAACAACATCAACATCAACAACAGAACCAGTTATGTCAGCTCCCAAGAGCCCCGCTCAGCTTGTCAATTTGCAAAATGGAAAACAGCAACAGCGTACGTTCGCAGAAAACGACCTAACGGATCGTGACTGGGAAAC